ATAAGTATTATAAAAACGCAGATATTACCGCAGAAAGAATTTTTGGTAAGGCTGATTTTCTTAATACGGATTATATGTTACAACTAGAAAAGTCTAAGGAGTCAAAAAAATGATTATAGAATACAAAATGCACATGACCGCAGGGGGAATGAAAGCACCAGAATGGATACAAGATGGCGGTTATTTCTCAGATGATGCAACAAATACCAAAGTAGGTTGGTCGCCAGACGAAGCTAATCGGGAGTATTATGTTCCTGATTCAGTAACAACCATGACAGAAGCAGAATTAAAAACCAAGCTTTTGGCCATGCATGAAACTACAAAGTTTCAAAAAAGGGGTGACGATGGTGAGATGGCTGATATGACAAATGCAGAAGTCAATACTATGGCGGCTGATTGGGTTGCAGCTAGGTCATAATTAAATGTTTGGTTTTGCTCCAGTTGCATCTGCACCTATTGCAGACGATGGCGTACTTAGTCAGGTAACAATAGCACCAATAAACATTGTTACTGCGTCGCCTAATGTTGCAACCGTAGCGCTTACAGAAGTCCACTCATTTACAGCAACATCAATTGTTACAGGGTCAACAGTAATTTCCTCCTTAAACATGGGTGAGGATGAAACGTTTGTTGCCAACAGCATTGCAAGTGGCAGCCCCACAGTTGCAAATGTTACAATGTCAGAAGAAGAAACTTTTGGCGCAACCTCAATTGTTGCAGGATCACCAAGTATTGCGGCAGTAACAGCAACGCAATCTCATAGCCTTGCCGCCACAAGTATTGCTTCAGGAAGCCCATCTATATCAGCTCCAAGTGTTGTCGAGGCAGTTGTAATAGCAATCAATAATATTACAACTTCTTCTCCAAATCTTGTAAATGTAGCAATAACGCAAAATCATAGTTTTAACCCAAATAATATTGCAACAAGCTCACCTAACATTGCTTCTGTAAATATGGGAGAAAATGAAACTTTTGTTTTGGCAAGCATTGTTTCTGGGCAGCCACAAGTTGCGTCTTTGGGCATAACTCAAAACACTAACCTAGTTCCAACAAATATTGCTACTGGGTCTCCAGTTGTCCTTGCATCGTCAATACCTAGAATAACTATAAGTATTAATAGTATCGCTACTGGTTCTCCAGTTGCCCCTGACGTTGCTGCAACAGTTATTAGTAATTTTACGCCAGTAAGCATAGCAACAGGATCACCACAGATAAGCGCTGGATCGTTTATACAAAATCTTCCAGTGGAAAACATTACAGGTAGCGCCCCAGTTTTATCAACTCCATTACTTGAAGACATACCCGATTTTCAGCCTAATGTAATAACAGTAATACCTGCCGCAGACGTCGGTCTTGCCACAATAACGCAAAATCATGTATTATCTGCAAACAATATTGCTTCAGGAAGCCCGACCTCTAATGTATTTATGGCTTTTGTCGGGGCGCACCCTCAAGTTCCACTAGAGACATATACAAATGTTTCTGTTAATATTACGGAAGTGTGGGCGGAATTGTCAGGTGGTGACGTTATAACCATCGACCCTTGGACTAAAGACGTTGCATAAAGGAAAGATATAAATGACATTATCAATCACAAAACCAGTTGTCGGAGGTTCGTTAAATTCTTGGGGAACTGTTCTAAATACTGCTTTAGATACAATTGTTTCTACAGTTAATACCAACGCAGCAACAACAAACGGGTTGGTAAATCCTGTTACTTTTCAAATTGGTGGCGTTACTGTTTCATCTAATGCTGGAGAACTTAACAAATTAGATGGCGCATCTATCACAACAGCCGAGTTAAATATTTTAGATGGAGATACAGTCGCAACCTCAACATCAGTAGCAGCCGGAGACCGCGTCGTATTCAATGATGCAGGAACTATGAAGCAAGTAGCAATGTCAGATATTGCATCTTATATTGGTACTGTTTCTAGCGCAGGTACAGTCACAAGTGTTGGTGTGACAGTGCCAACTGGCTTATCCGTAAGCCCGTCGTCAATTACTTCAAGCGGTACATTTGCAATAAGTTTAGCTAGTGGTTACGCCATACCTACAACGTCTGCATTAGCTAGTTACAATACTGCCGCTAGTTATGGCAATCACGCTAACGCAGGTTACCTTACAAGCGTTGCTGTATCAGGATCTGAATTAAGCGTAAGCACAAGTGGTTCTACCGCAACAATAACACATACTCCAGCCTCATCTATTGATGCATTAAACGCCGTTGGATCATATGCGTGGCTTGGAAAAGCAACGGCAGGTACTTTTACGGCAGGAACTGCATATAATTCTTCTGATTTAAAATTTTCAGGCTTTCAGTCAACAAATGCATTTAACGATAACACAGCCGCAGCTATTACTGGAGCTACTCCTAGTGGTGGAACTTGGCGAGCTATGGGTACAGCCTCTTTTGTCAGCAACAGGGCGTCATCAACATTATTTATAAGGATAACATAATGGGCATAGCAATTACAGAATATAGAAATGCAAAATCTATAGAGGCAGATAACAGCCGTATTGATGTGGAAATAAATCACCCAAATTTTGGGTGGATACCTTACACTCTAGATACAGCCGACACAGATATGACCATAAATAATAATGATTTACTAACGTTAATTGGTACAGATTTTGTTGCTTATGTAGCGCCAACGCAAGCGGAGATTGATGCAGAAACTGCACGCGAGGTGCGTATGACGCGAGATCACTTATTGCAATCAGAAGTAGACATCGTTGTATCCAACCCACTACGTTGGGCAGATATGACGTCAGAAAAGCAAACCGAGTGGTCGCAGTACCGCACAAACTTATTAAACGTGCCGCAACAATCAGGCTTTCCAAACACTGTTTCATGGCCAACAAAACCAGAGTAATTAAATGACATTAATACCTTTAAAAATACCAGCGGGATTTTACAGAACGGGTACTGATTTAGATGCGTCTGGTAAATGGCGTGACGGGTCTTTAGTTAGATGGCGTGACGGCTCCTTACGTCCTGTTGGCGGATGGAGAACGCACACAACGCTAGGTAAAGTTACAACTTATGCTCCAAGAGGAGCACACGCTTGGAAAAGTAACCAAGGCACAAGGTATATGGCCGTGGGGTCATACAACGAGCTTTTTGCAGGTATAGCGTCAGGTTCAAAATTTGATATAAAGCCAAATGATTTAGTTGCAGGGCAAGAAATTGCAGGACAAAATTTAGGATATGGGTACGGGTATTACGGTGGTAACGGAACATCGATAGAAACAGGTCACACATACGGAACGCCTAGACCTGACACTGGGGCAAACGTTGTTGCCGCTACAACATGGTCAATAGATAATTGGGGCGAATACCTTGTCGCGTGCTCTACAGAAGACGGCAGGCTATTAGAATGGCAGTTAGGAACATCTGCAAAAGCAGCTCCTATTGCAAATGCGCCTATTAATAATTCTGGCCTAATAGTTACTGAAGAACGATTTATTTTTGCTTTAGGATCTGGCGGAAATCCTCGTAAAATAGCTTGGTGTGATAGAGAAAATAACACTGTATGGTCGCCGTTATCTACAAACGAAGCAGGAGATTACGAGCTACAAACGTCAGGCTCGATACAAACAGCTATACGGACAAGAGGACAAACACTTATTTTAACTGACGTCGATAGTTACACGGCTCGATACAGTGGCCCTCCGTATGTTTTCGGGTTTGAAAGGGTAGGCACGTCTTGCGGAATAATATCTCGCAAGGCTGCGGCAGACACTGAAGCAGGTGTTTTTTGGATGGGTACAGGTGGATTTTTTAGGTTTGATGGAAATCGAGTTTCAGAAATACCTTGTTCAGTACACGATCATGTTTTTGATAATTTAAACATAAACCAAATTAGTTTGGCGTGGGCTCACGTAAATTCAGAGTACGGTGAAATATGGTGGTTTTACTGTTCTGGAGAATCAAACGAAATAGATAAATATGTTGCTTTTGACTACAAAGAAAATCATTGGCTTATAGGAGACCTATCACGCACTACTGGAGCGCCAATAGGCGTGTTTGCTTACTCTATGTTATTTGATGATGATGGCTATGCATATGACCATGAAATCGGGTTAAGTTATGAAACCGCATCTTCTCAGCAGTCAGTTTTTGCTGAAACAGGTCCAGTTACTTTAGGAACTGGTGAAAATATTATGCAAGTTACTGACTTAATTCCTGACGAAAAAACTCAGGGAGATGTTAATATTAAATTTAAAAGTCGTTTTTATCCTAACGCAACAGAAAGCACACACGGACCATTTACGCCTGCAAACCCTACACCCGTTAGATTCTCTGGGCGACAAATCCGTATGAGGATTGAAGGTGATACGCCATACGCTGCATGGAATGTCGGCACTATGCGTATTGATGCAAAGAAAGGCGGCAAAAGATAATGGTAGCTCCAGTATTGCCTCCAATCGGTGACGACGTAAAAGCATGGGGCGTAAGCTTAAGTAATTATTTGCGTCGTGCATTGCCAAGATTTTACCATAAGACGGCAGACGACAACCCATCAGAAGACGGTGTAGTTCTTTGGGATAGCTCAAAAAAATATGCAGTTATCTCACTTGATGGCGCATTTAGGCAGCTCGCTACAAAGCAAGCCACCCCTGCGTCAAATACAGGTTCTACTGGAGATGTTTCTGGAATGATTTCGTGGGACGCAAGCTATATTTATATTTGTGTTGGATCATATGACGGCTCTACATCCATATGGAAACGTACAGCATTGAGTACGTGGTGATCAAATGGCGGCTAGGGGTGTAAATATGTTGGATAATGTAGTAAGGTTAGACGCAAAGCCGAAGGTAACGATATTGCCAGTATTATCACAAGACTTTGATAAGTATGTTAGCGAGGGCATGGAGCTACTATCTCCTGCAATACTTAGGCAATCTCACAATGTCACAATGCAGGACGTTGAGGATGACATAAGAGGTGGCGGATCTGTTATGTGGCTTATCAGTCTTGAGGACAAGTTAGTGGCGGCCATGACAACAGTAGTTGTAAAGCACCCTCAAAGAAAAAATTTAAAGATTGAGTTTATTGGCGGAAAACGCATGAGGCAGTGGATGGATGAAACATTAAATTTAATGAGAAGACTAGCTTTAGATGCAGGTCTTGATGCTATAGAAGCTGACGGTAGAAAAGGTTTTGAAAAGTATGTGGATGCATCTTTATTTAGATCGGTGTATACTCACTATGAGATGGAGTTAAGGTAATGGGTACAAAAACAACCACAAACGAAATGCCTGCTTTTCAGCAGGATTTTTTGGAAAACACTGTAATGCCATTTGCCCAAGACTTTTTGGCGCAGGACTACCAGAGTTATGAAGGTGATCGAGTTGCAGGCATGACGCCATTAGGCGATCAGGCAATGGCAGGTTACGGAGCTTTAAGTATGGGCGCTCCTTCGTATGGCGAAGCATCCGACGCATATTCTCAGTTAGCCACAATGCAAGATCCAACAATTTCAGACTCAGCAAACATGCAAGGCGCACAAATTGGAAATGTTGGAAGCATTGCAGGCGCAGATATGGCTTCGTACATGTCGCCATACACCGACTCAGTTATTGAATCTGGGTTACGTGATTTAGGCGGAGCTCAAGAAATGTCTTTAAACCAACAAGGCGCACAAGCTACGGCAGCTAATGCGTTTGGCGGATCTCGCCAAGGCATAGCGGAAGCTGAGACACGTAAGGCATACGGCCAACAGGCGGCAGACTTTATAGGTAGGCAAAGATCCAACGCATTTAATCAAGCGCAACAAGCAGCTCAATTTGACATTAGCGGCCAACAGCAGCGAGCTTTACAGCAAGCGCAATTTAACCAACAGGCAGGGCTAACAAATTTACAAGCAAATCAGCAAGCAAGAATGTCAAATCAGCAAGCCGCTCTAGCTGCCGCAGGGGTTAGGGGAGCAGGCGCTGCCGGACTTGGATCTATTGCAGGGCAACAGTTACAGAGCTCACTTGCAGGACTTGGCGCTCAAACTGCGGCAGGCGAGGCTCAGAGGTCTCTTAGCCAAGCAGGGCTTGATGCTAACTTTCAAGACTTTATGGCTGCACAAAACTTTCCACTTACCCAGTTTGGTGTTCTAACTGGTGCGGCAGGAGCCGTCCCATCAGGATATGGAACGACAAAAACGCGTGATCCTATGGGTACAATTGGAAACTTATTAGCAGGCGCAGGCGCATTTGGAACTGGCTTTGGCTTCTCGGGGATGAAATAGGGGTGTGATATGGAACCATATTTACTAAAAGAAGAAGACATAAAAAAATTAGGCATAACTGATGCTATGGCAGGAGAGCCTGCTACCGAACAGGAGATGCAACTATTATTTCCAGATCCTACTAATAACATTCCCGTCCAACAAGACAGAACTAACATAGTAAATGCAAATTCTATACTGTCTTCAAGTCCAATGCCAAACCCAAACTCTCTTGAAGTCCAGAACGTAGAGGACAGAGTAGAGCCACCAGTGCCATTACCAAACGCAACTAATACTATGAACGGCATGGGCTTAGTTAACGATCCTACACCTAGTGACCCCTTTGATAGCTTGTCAAAGACGCAAAGAAGAATGCTTGCATTTGCAGGAATACGAGATGCAGGACTTGCGTTGCAGGGTAAAGAGGGCAGCGCAGTAAACAACTTAATGAATCAGTTTACAAAGCGAGCTGACATAAACCGTAAAGCTCAAGCAGTTGCAGCGCAAAGACAAGCTATGGCAAATATAGCATCTTTGGATAGATCTGACCCAGAAGCTTACAGGTCTGAAGTGATGCGGTTGTTGTCCCTTAGTTTAATTGACGGCCCAACAGCTAATGTAATGTTAGCAGACTCAGACAGAACGATGCAAAATCAAAAAGATATTGCACGCTCAAGTGTTATGTTAGATCAAATTGACGCCTTACTTTTTGATCCTAATTTAGATCAAGCTTTAGGTTTAGAAGGATTTTTTAGACGAAAAGCTGCGGAATTAAATTTAGACCCAAATACAGCAAGAGTAAAAGGTAGACTTGATCAAGTAATTGGTGAAGCATTTTTAGAAGCATATGCAACATTAAAAGGCGGTGGACAAATTACAGAGCTTGAAGGTAACAAAGCACAAGCCGCACAAGCAAGATTATCTACAGCGCAAAGCCCGTCAGATTTTAGGGAAGCGTTAAGAGAGTACAGATTTTATATCGGGCAAGGTATTAAAAGAAAAAACGGTGAAGATATACCTGCAAATTCATATTACGAAAGATCAAACGATCCACTTGGAATATTATAATTATGGCAAAGCAAATAAGTTTAGCAGATCTTAGAAAAAGCTACCCAGAGTATGATGGAGTGCTTGATGATGAGCAATTTAAACAAGGTATTTATAATAAATTTTATTCTCAAGAAGCTGAAAAAAATGGAAGCTTAAAAAGTGGAGAAGCAATTACCTTTGAAGAATTTGAAAAAAGATTAGCAACAGCTCCTGCTTCTAAAGCTGAAGATTTAAGAGACTCTTTGGGTTCTGGTCTTTTAGCAGGGGCGTCATCAACGGTAGATTTTGGCGCTACAATTGCTGAAAAAATTATGAATTTGCCGTTAGAAGTTACACAAAAGTTAAAATTAATGGAGCTGCTTGGAGCGCCAGAAGGAACTTCTGATACAGCGTTTCCAAGTTTAGAGCCAAAAGATCCTAATGCACAAACCGTTAGAGGTGCAGTATCTGATCTGACGGGCGGTTATACTGAGTATCAGCCGCAATCGTTTGAGGGTGAATACTTGCGAACAGGCGGTGAATTTGTAGGTGGATCGGCAGTTTTGCCAATTGGTGGGCCGCTAAAGTCTATGGCAAGTGCAGTAATTCCATCTATTCTTAGTGAAACCGCAGGGCAACTTACGCAAGACACAGAGTATGAGAATATGGCAAGAGTTGCAGGAGCTTTAGGTTTGCCTGTAGCTCAAGCAGTAGCAAATCCTGCACTTCGTAGAGCGGTTTTAGGAGACCCTAAAGAAATTTACGGCAACCTAAAAGGCAGCAATAGGAAAGATGCAGTAGGCGTATTAAATGAGCAAGGTGTAACCGACATTAGCGCAGGTCAACAAGTTGGGTCTAAAAACTTAATGCTTTTAGAGGGCGCTGAGAATCCATCTTTATTGGCAAAGCAGCAAATAACTCAAGCAGCTCTACGTAAAGCAGGATCAAACGCAGATAATGCTAGTCCAGAAGCTCTTGACGCTGCACGTTTAAGAATTGGAAAAGTATTTGATACTGTGGATGGCATGGCAGGCGGAATACCAAAAGCAAAAGAAGTCAACGTAATGATTAGGGCAGTACAAAAAGCATCAGGCGATATGAGTATTGGTAATATTCCTACAAATTTAAAAGATATTGTAAAAGGTTTTAGAGATGCGGCAGAAAACGGTACTACTATAAGCTCTAAAAACATTTCTAAAATTAGAACAGATTTGAACACGTCTATGGGTAAATATGCCAAAAATAATGACATGATTAGTTATGATTTAGCTTATGATATAAAAGAAGCTTTAGACAATATTGTATTAAGACAAATTCCTAAACAATTACGCCCAAGTTTAGACAATGCTAGAAACCAATATCGAGCTTATCTAACACTTGAAAAAGGTATAATGGGAGGGGGAGTTGATAAAGCTAGTGGCTTACTATCTCCAGACGCTCTTGCAGGCGCAACAAGAATGAGGGAAGGCAAGTCTTACGTAAGAGGCACTGGCAGCGACATGTCTGATCTGGCAAGAGCATCTCAAGAAGTCTTATCGCCATTGCCTGCCGTATCTGCTGGCGGCAAAAGAATAGACGAAAACTTATTCACATTTGCTAAAGATATTATACCTAGAATTTATGCAAAAAATGCCCAAGACACGCTACCACTAAATACATTACAGGCGACGTTTCCTAGCCTGTTTGACCGCATAGCACGTCAAACAGGCGGTTTGTTAAACATCGATTAACTTTTCTTAGCCTTTTTCTTTGGCGCTTTGCCGCCTTCCCAAGCTTCGTTTTCCGGTGTCGCAGGATCGTCTGCTTTTAGCGTGCCGTTACTATTACGAGCTCGCTTTGGCGTTGATGATTCGGTTAGTGCGGCTATCTCTGCGTCTTGGCGTTTAATAATTGCCGCAGCATCCTCACAAGCCTGCATCATGGCTCTTGGGTTCGAGATCCTATGCGGAAGCTCCAACAGCATAATTAAACTTTGTTCTTTTTCACTTAACATTTTATTCTCCAATTCGTTAACATAATGTAAACTACCATATGCTGCTTGTTATTCAATACTTTAAGCTATATGTTGACAATATACCTCTGAGAGCTTCATGCCTGTAAGCTCTTACACTT